TGGTACTTACGTGGGCACTGCTTGAACAAAGACAGCGAAGAATATGACCAAGACGCGGGCATGATTATTCTACCTTGAACCAGTCGTCCATTAGCATGTCCGTCTGAGATGCAAGCCACGGCACAAAATGCCCACTTGCAGTTTTCATAGCAATATAAGGCAGCTGCATAGCTGCAGCATCTCCGGGCACGAACATGATGTACATATCTCGACCGCCCCAACCACGCCTAGCGGCTTTGTTACCGAGTCGGATTAATTTTAAAGCTTCGCCGAAATCACTCATCGCACATCCTTTCTGAATCCGTCAAGTGCCCACATGGAAATTTCTTCACAGTGATCCGCGAACTTATCTACTAGCTCGTTAATCTCTGCAAACTCTTGTGCATCGCGGCTGACAGCAGCCTTGAGACACCGTTCTCCAAGAACCTTAAGAACCTTCTGCATTTCCACAAGGTGGAAAGAATAATCAACAGTCGCCATAAGTCTCCCCTACTCCTGATTCACAATTGACTGGCAGTTCAGCAGCCCACTCCGGCACTGTGCGCATGCAGTCCTCGACATATTTCTGTGCAGTCTTTGCCCGCTTCTTTGGGGCGATGATCCCTACGGCGTCGTGCACTGTGATGACCGGGCGGAAGTGTTCCGAGATCATCGCCATCTGCTCACCGACTACGCATCGTGCCAGAGCCTGCACCACATTTTCAACTACTTTTCCACCGTAAATCTTGGTCCGTCCGTTGCGCGTCTGGTAGGAGAACTGACCGTCACTGTCCTTCTCAAGCCCGGGGTACTTAATCATGTAACCACTAGGTAAGCGGAAACCCAAAACACCATCGGTGTCTAAGTCGAGATAGACAGCTTGCGGTTGACAACCAAAATACGCAGTGACCGCTCCGCTACATATAGCTTCCAGTGCGTTCTGCCCTTGCTTCCAAAGTTCCGTTATTTTCTTACTTGCTTCACGGTAGATGTCGATGATCTCTTTGCATTCTTCAAGAGATAGATCGATACCGGATAGCTTGAGAAAGCCTTGGAACTTCACGTGCCCAAGCCCGTAGCCGCATCCGAGGACAACGCCCTTTCCCATGAACCGCTCGTCCTTTGTTATCTCCTCGACCGGCTTGTTGTATATCTTGCTAGCCATAAACTTGTATACATCCTTGCCTTGCGCAAATTGCTCGACAAGATCGCCCTGCCCAGCCAGCCATGCCAGCACGCGAGCCTCGATCTGTGAGGAGTCGCAGTCGATGAAGACATGCCCATCCGGTGCACGAATAGCCTGCTTGAGGGTGTTCTGCCCACGGCTCGGGAGGTTCTGGAGATTTAGCTTGTCGGATCCGCCCCAGCGCCCCGTGTGAGCCGCGTAGTAGCGCAAGGGAACTGGCAGAGTTCCGCGCTTGGCTATGTCGATGAACCGCTGTGTCCGCGTCTCCTCAAGCGTGGACTTGGTTCCCAGCCGCGCCGCCACGACAGCCTGCACTCGCTCATCCGGGTGGTCAGTCAGCGCCTTGAACTCCTCGTCGTTCTTGGCAAACGCATAGGTCTGCTTGCCGTTAGCCGGGGAGGTCTTCATCGGTGGCTCGACGCCCAGTGACCGCAGTAGCTCGGCGAACTTGGGGTTGGAACTGAGGACTTCCTTGTCGGCTTCGCAGGCCGCAAGCAGCATGTCCTTGCGCTCTATTACCTCTACCAAGTGCTGCTCCAAGAGCGGGAGGTCCAACTCCAGCACGGGTTCAGAGAACATCCGGATGGTCAGGTCTACGAGTTTCAACTCCACTGCGGACATCTTGTCGGCGTATATCAGGAACAGCGGGAACGTAATCTCGCAGTCGTTCTTGCAGTACCGTCCGTATTGCTCAAGCTCAAAGCTGGTGAAGTGGTTCCTGCGCTTACCCAACGCAGCCACAACCTCGGTGCCCTTGACGCCGAGGCCATACCGCTCGGTGCATGACTTCAGAGACACGCTCACATCAGGACCGTCGATGGCACGGGCAGCGGACATGGTGTCGAACCACATCATCGGCTTGATCTGGAACATCCACGTAAGGATCGCGGCGTCGAACATCGCGTTGTGCGCAACAGCAATGGATTCCTCCCACGGAAACTCCAGCAGGAAATCGTGCACATCCTCGGGAGAACCGCTGAACCACACGGCGGGGAGATCGTTGAGCTTTACGCCAACGCCAATGACTTCGAAATCTTCATCCCGAATGTATTCTTCCGTTGTCATCTTGGACAGTGAATACTGTCGGTCGTAGTACGTTTCGAAGTCTATTGTAATTATGTTCATTCGTTGTTCGCCCCGCCTAACCCTAGCATTTCCATAATCGCCTCCGTAATTCCTTCTAGATCTATCTGCCCATCTAGTCTAGAGTCAGCTTCTCTGCACGCGATAGCGAGCCGGATCTCCCGAATGCATATCTCTACTGTTTCTTCTATAGCCTGCATAACTGCGTTGCGGACACCTTCCAAAAGATTAGGGTCCGTTATAGTTATATTTTCGGCTATTATTTCGTCCACTAAATCAAGATACGCTTTCATTTCTTCCCCCACGGATCGTAATTGCCCTTCTTCGGACTGTGCGAAGGGTGCAGCAGCCAACGCTCACCTAACGTTATCAGAGCCGCTTCCCTTTTCTGATCTAGGTCGGGCACACCCCACACTGGATCCGCGACTATACGAAACTTGGTCTGTGCCTCTGATAAGTAAACACTGAAGTCTATTTTCTCCTTCACTTCTTCTCCCCAAGTATAATTTTCCTTAGATCGTCCAGCGCAGCGGCGCGCTTGCGGAGATCTGCCAACTCGCTCTCGGGCATCTCCCATGTGGTGTACTTGTATTCACAGGTCTTGCACTTGCGGCGACGCACCACTCGGGTGTGCGCCTGCCGGGTGTCCACCGTCTCGACGCCATCGTAATTGCAGTTCGGGCAGTTCATTGGTCACCTCCGCAGCGCTTGAGCGCCTCTCGTTTTCTCGTTGCGTACCGTGCGCATCTCCGTGCGACGTTGGATCGGCTCGGTCGTGTCTTGTCCCTCCCCGCACCGTACCGGTAGACCGGCAGGAGCTTCTTCCCTGACGGCTCCCACTCAGCGTGGTGCACGATATCCAGTGCGTACAGTTCATTCATATGCTTACGCACGGTGCGGGGGTGGGCCTTCAATTCCTCGGCTATCTCGTCGGCGGTGAAAGCGTCACCGGTAGTCTGCAGCAGGTATATGATCTGGTAGCAGAGATAGCTTTGTGGGGTCATAGCTAAGGCCCATAATTAGTCTTAAGCATGGTTCCTTGGATATCCACTACCATTACTTCGAACTTATTGCTTTCCTCATCATAAGATATCAGAGACGCCGCCTCGCCCAACGCCATAGCAAGTTGCGAGATCTTCCACATCGCACACATGTAGTGTTCTGGTCCGTCCACCCAGCAGTCGTCGTGGTGGGTAAGCTGCCTATCAGTAGTGCCTCGTTCGCTCATCTTAATTCTCCTTTACAAAGGCCCCGCCCGGGACCATCTTACCTTTACGGTGTTTAATCTGGTCGTAAGCTTTCTCAAGTGCATACTCAAGATTGAATTCTCGTATTGCTGCGTAGTTAATCAGGCACACCAGCACGTCACCCACTGCGTCAATCACACCTTCGATATCACCCTCGATATCGGCGTCGGCAAGCTCCCCCATCTCAGAGAATGCCTTTAGTAGCTGCGCTTGTCCGGTGCTATGGATATAGATCCCCCTCTCGGCAGACCATATCTTTATTGATATCTCTAAGTCTCTAAAGTCTCGCATAATTTGTCACTTCTACTCTGACTTCTGGCCTGACCGGTTTCGCTTCGGCCAGTCTTCGCTGTCCCATGGATTCTTCTCGTAGATTCGAATTACGTACGCCTCCCCCCGAAAATCTGCGGTTGCCTCGTAGCCGTGGTAGTGCATGTCCTGCGTGTCGTCGAACCCTGCGCGCTTTACCAACTCATCCCAGAACTCATTCTTCTTGCGTTCTAGCTTCAGCTTCTCCTTGGCGTGGTGGTCGAACGCTACCTTGAACGTACCGTCCAGCGTCATTGAGGCTTCCACGTAATTCTGGAAGGTCAGGGTCTCGTCCTCGGTAAGAACAAACGCGATAACGGTAGGAACCTTGCCCTGCTCTTCCATTATTCATTCTCCCCAAGCATATGGTTGATGTACCAGCGGGCCTTGCGGAGGTCTTCTGTATCGCCCTTCTCTTGCCAACGCCACAGGTACTTGATCGCGTTAGCCGTGCACACCGCCTCGATGCCCCTGAGATTGATCGTCGCAGCTTCAAGTGCGTCGATGCACTCGATGCCGCCCTGCGTGTAGTGTGTAGGATGGTTTACAGAGTCAACCTTTGGACCAAAAGAAACGGGCTGTTCAATGCCTGCATGATCGTAGAAGATGGTCTTCTTAGTGTTTTGGGGAATTTCTTTCTTAGCTGCCATGATTGTGTCCTGTTTAGGTGGAGCTAGCAGGGCCCTGCTAGCTCCGATTCGGCTTAGATCTCGTGAATTT